CTGTGTGCTCTGCGTTCTCTGTACAACCGGCGTGCTCCTCTGCGATGATCCGGCAGATGTATTCTGCCGCACCGTTGTCCGCTGCTGGATGTTCACGCGCTGGGTGGTCTGCGTCTGTCCGCCGTGAGCCTGCACGCGCTGCTGCTCCCGATTGCGCGCCGCTGTCGCACGGCGATCATTGCTTTTCGGTGCAACCTGCGGAACCTTAATCAGCGTAGGTTTGTTTTGGCTCTTGTTCTGTTTTTTCTTAAAATCATCGTAAAAACTGCCCATAGTAACCTCCTAAAGAGAGAAGGCGGCGGAAATCCGCCGCCTTCTGGCGTAGTTAAAGCTGGTTAAGCTGCCACTGCGAGTATTTGTTGGAAAGGTTCTGACCGGTCGTTTCGGCCCGCATCTTCTCAATCTGCGCCTGAATATACTCCATCTGCTTCTGTGCTGTCTCGCGGTCGATTTTACCGTTGAGCTTGTCCTCTTCCAGTTGTTCAAGCTGCATCTGCAGCTGCCGCATGGCAAGCGTCTGCGTACCGTTGTAAGTACCCGTCTGCTCGGCCTGGCTGAGACCGAACTGCTGACCCCACTGCATAGCGGAGATAATGCTGTTTACGTTGT